CCCTTCGGCAGACTGTTGATCTCAGCGCGAATGTGGTCCATGTGCGGGAAAGCCTTGCCCGTGCGCGAGAAGAGACCCTTGCCCGAGATAGCAAGGCAGCGTACACCGTCCAACTTGCGCTGTGCGTAGCACGGAAACTTGATGTCCTTGCCACGCTTGTTGTAGTCGTGGGCAAGCATCGGGTGCGGAACGCCGCCTGCGTCTGTTGCCGCCTTGGCGTTCTTCTCGGCGCTTGGCTTAACGGACTTGACGCTCTCCTTGTCGGAGTCACCCGCCTTTTCGCCCATTTCAGGCTTCTTCTCCGTCATACCGCCCGCCTCGGTCTTCTTCTTCCAGTCGCTCTGCGCCTCATTGACCGCCTGCTGGACGGGCGTTGTCTCATTCTTCTTGCCAATGTTCTTACCCACAGTGACAAGGCGAGTGTTTGTCTGGAGTTTGCCATCCAGGTAGCCGTGGGTGGTCGTAATCGCACCGACGCCACTCTGGTCCTCAACTTTGATAGACCACATCTTGATTTTACCTGTAGACGCCTTGCCGTACAGGGTGGGAAAGGAGGGGATTACGGAGGACATTATTTATGTTGGAGGAGGAAAGTGTATAAATGTTTTGTACGCAGTCAAATACGTACAAAGCATCCTACTGAGTTTCAATTTTTTCAAGTGCGTCGGCGGGTTCTGCGTCCTCCAAGATAGGTCGGTCCAGCATTTTTAATAAGATATTTAGCAGTCTTTCCATCTGTTAAAAAACGGGATGAATACGGATCCTGCTGGACGTTGACAATCGCGTTATTTGGAATTACGTTTGTACGTCTAGATTTACGGGTATGACTGCGTCTTTTTGCCATCTATACTATATTTGTATTTTTTGTTTTCTTTCGCATCTCTTTATTTTGAACAATACGACGACCCGTATCTCGTCCCCACTTTTCAATCGCGGTCACATATTCCTCTGTGGAATAACGCCCACCAGGTCGTTGCGTGTTTGTAAGTTTTGCGGGAGTAATATTTAACGACTTTGCAAGTTCAGCAATTTTATCGTGGTCGTCAGGAATAATAATATCATTTACTGCATGAAGTTCATGTGTCGTCAAAGGACCTCGTGGATGTTTAAATGTCAATGGAGTTGCGGATGTTATCTTATAACGATTACGAATATGAAGCGGAATAAGATCCTCCATTGTAGTCGGGCGTTCCCAATGCGACCAATCTGTCTTACACATCTCAGTCATATGACCGGTTTGGAGGCATCGACGGCAAGTAATCATATCTTTAATAGGACAATTATCATGTTGGACGTTTTGTCCTCGAATAACTTTACAAGTCTGACAGGGCAACATACTAGGGTAGCGGAGGTAAGAATTTAAAAAGCCCTACGGGCACGTTCAATTTTTTTATTATATACACATTGACATACAACAACCACAGCAACATACAATACAATCGTCCTCTATTTTTTCCTCTTTTGGTTGACCTGTATTTGTATCATGTATCGTACAATACATCTTACCGAATCCTACACGATTATTACAGTTTGTATGTTTACATAATATTGGATTTGTATTTACAACCGAAGACTGTGAAATAGGTATTGAAGTAGTAGATCCCATTCTATTTATATGAATAAGCGAAAAATTTGAAGAAACCGTTGTCAATCTTTCTGTTTGTAATGCTCTCCCCTGATTTTTATACACTTAATAGACATACTGAATTCGTCTTCCCCCATGATAACTGCGACCATACTACGGATGAAGAGTTGAAGGAGTTGCTCTTTGGATCTTATCACTTGCCTGAGTTTCTAACAAAGTATTATGTGTGTCGGCTGGGTGCGGATGCAGCGGGATCCGTGGCAGATATTGTTAAGGGGTTGCAGACGGATGAGGACTTTGTGTTGGCGGCAATTGGGTACTTGCGGTTCAAGTTTGTTTTGGAGGTACTTCACGTACAGTCTCTTATGAAGAAACTACGTGATATACCGTTGCGTGTAGCAGTAGACCGCGGCGACTGGCTCAAAACAGGTGTTGCGGACGAGCGGGTCTGGCGCATTGACTGCCTGGCGACATGGCTCTTTAACTATATGATTCTTTCGGTAGAGGCGCGGTGCTCTGGGATTGTGGGAGCTCGGCTCATAGAGCCAATGCGTGCCGGACTTACCACGATGAATAAGGCAATTCAGAAGGTTCGTGCTGAACCGTGCGATGGTCGCTATGTATGGCGCAATGTCCCGCCTTACGATCTAGTAGCGTATCCCTTTCTTTCGCTTATCAAGGGTTTATGGGACGCTGTTCTGCCGCTTGTGACGACGGACTTTACGGGTCTTGGCGGGTGTAGTACCGTTACAGGCTGGAGTCTCAACTCGCCCAATAATTGCGCAACCGATGCGCTTACCTGAATGTCCTGTTGTCACACTATCTTCAAACGGTCCACTTCCTAAGTCGTCCTCATCTTCGTGAATAATTACTGAGCGCCCCCATAAGTCTTCAAGAGTGACACCTTTCAGAATATAAGTTACTTCATCGCTGGGTCCCTTCAGATTACCTAAATCGCCAGTATGACGGTCTTTAACACTGTTAGTTGGTGGACCCCCGTGGGATTTTTTGGGTCCTAGATGAAAGTGGTCGCATGCTGCCTTACAACCCTCGCCTCTCATATCACCCGCCTTATGAATATGGAATCCATGAAGACCTTTCGGGAGTTCGGTGAAATTTGCGTGTACTTTTGTGCCTGTAGGAGTTGGTGAAAAATTGACCTCGCCGGTGATGCCATTGGTGCCTGTAAACAAGGCGACAGCCATTCTACTATGTCTGATAGTATTCTTATTAATATGATCTTAAACGAGGACAACGGTCTTGAAAATACATGGATTATTTATACAGTCTTTGCGTGTCTAACATTCGGATATTATATCTATTACAATCTATTTGCCGCATTTCTATATGCGGGAATTACGCTTGAACTTGCTCTAAGAGTTCTGGACTTCTTTGTAAAGTCCGCGCTTCACTGGGCGTTTCGACGCCGGTATCCAACTATGGCGGCAATCTAGGTTAAAAATTTGATACTACAATGTGGCTTTTTAAATAAAGTAAACATGGACTATTTACTCTATGCGCTCAATATCGGATTTCTTTTCGGAGCCGGTTATTATGGGTATATTATTCACGAGGAGATTGAAGCATTGCGACTCCGTATTGTCCAACTTTCCTCGGCATGCCAGCTCGCCGAAATCCAAACAGGTCGCCCGTACTTTACCTCTCTTGGCAATAAACTGGCATCCTGCGAGGTAGCAACACGTGTCTACGAAGTCGCCAAAGAACGGCTCCAAATGCTAGACGATACACAAAATTAGTTGTCTCAAATAGGAAGAATGACAACAGCCCATTTAATACCCCTCGGATTCGCAACCGTTATGGCAATTATAGACTCAATAGGACTCGGTTTACTGAAACAAATATCGACAAAGGCGGTAAGTTTTTCATTTATGCCTATCGCAGCCCTTATCTACGCCATACAACCTTTTATTTTCTTACAGTCATTGAAGTTTGAATCGATGACGGTAATGAATATCTTATGGAACCTTACAAGTGATATTATAGTGACGTTTGTAGGAATATTCATCCTCGGCGAACAAATAGGCTTCCGTAAAGCGCTTGGTATAGTCTTCAGTTTTATCGCCATCTATTTATTCACCTTTGAGGACGGTCATAGCCCCTTAGAAAAGTATTTTGCTAAGATGTGTAATTTTACGACTTAAGTACATCTGCGAGATTCTTGACCTCGTCCGCCCAGTTGTATTTTAAAACTGTCTCCCGTGCCGCTCGACCGTGTGCCTCTCTGAGGTCCGAATCGAGCAAATACTCTTCGGCAGCGATTGCTAAGTCCGTTGCGTCGACAATCTCGCTTTTTCCACCAATAATACTCATCGAGAGCGGTATATAGAGTTCATACTTAGGCAGGACACACATCGCATTCTGGTTAGGAATACAGAAATCGCAGAATCCCCCAATATACGGAACAACCTGAGGAATACCGACACCCATTGCCTCAAACTGGCAGAGACCAAAACCTTCCCCGTCAGCGGCTGTAATTCCAACATCGCTCATAGAGTAGAGTTCATTAATAACAGTATCGTCCCATGCCATAGAATGTTCGGTTACCATTAATTTATGCTGGTGATGCTGAGGGACCATCCCAAGGCGAACAAGTTCGCGTATATAAATCTCCCTAATTGCAAAGCCTCCCAATTGTCCTGCATCACATACTTCTAACAGAGCCAAATGCTTCGTAGGGTACTTTGCCACTAATTGAGCGAAGGCTTGTATGACAATATCGTGTCGCTTTCGCGGAGTATTACGATTCAAGTTTAGAAAAAGAAATAGATGTTGAGGAATATTGTGCTTTTTACGCATAGCGTCGCGATTAAGGGGCTTAAAGACATTTGGCTCAAATCCGTGGCGCAAGATATGAATCGGTTTTGTGATACCCTGCTGTTGTAGAATAGTTCGCCAATAGTCTGTAAAGGCAAAATACATATCGGCATCTTTGTTGATACGGTCCAGAAGTTCTGGACGTTGTATCTTATACACTTGGTCAAAATAGATGATAAGTTTATATGTCCGTTCTTCTGGTTTGACTTGTTCCTCTAATTTATCCAAAAAACGGCAAATAATACTTGCATCATTATAAATCATTATGTAGTCGGGTTTCACTTGACGAACATAATCTGGTAATTGACTGAATCCAAATCCCTGCTCTGACTGGTCCTTCTCGTGTGGAAAAGGGTCGTATACGTTTACATTTGGTGGATACATACGATTCGCTTGCTGGACTTTCACAAAGTTTTGGAAGGCAAAATGATAGATATCCAACCAAGGATACTTGGCAAGTTCATGAATTATATTATGCGTAACCTTGCTGTAGCCAGTTGTCTGGTTTGTATGTGTACCAACAAGCATAAATTTTACTCGTTTTTGGGTAGGAGCAGCATTCGGTAGCTTCGCTAGAAGGGATTCTAGATTTGTAAAATTTGACATTTAGCGTCTTATGATAGTCTATGTAAAAGTCTTTATATGTCATCCGCGGCGGTCGAAAGGAAGGCAAAAATTCCGCGGGCTTTGCGCGAACAGGTATGGCTTGTATCCGTAGGTACCAAATATGAGGCAAAATGTACCATATCTTGGTGTAAAAACCGGATAAATGTATTTGATTTTCACGTCGGTCATAATAAACCGGAAGCAAAAGGCGGTAGTTTAGATATCAAAAATCTAAATGCTATTTGCGCTCGTTGTAATCTTTCTATGGGAAGTCAGTATACAATTGATGAATGGAATAAGTTATCAGCACAAAGTGGACGTTGTGGCTGCTGGGGTTAGTTAAGAACTGACTTAATAGTATCCTTGACCTCTGCCTTTTTTGCTTGCCACCACGTCGCTAGAATTTGGCGATGATCCTCCATTACAGAAGCATTCTGTGCTAATACTGGTAGAATTTCTGCTGCCTTATCCCACGAAGGAAATGATAAAATAGGATGCTTGCCAAGAATATCTACATACGTATCCTTTCCCTCAGGTACATAAACAGGAATCGCACCCTGCTCTAACGCTTCATAAAGGCGAAACGACTCCAAAGAAGCAAAACCACTGAAACACGGTACAAACTTTGTCTGCTGATTTAACGTATTGTATTCGTTCGCATTCAGTTTTGCTGGAGCACTCCATGTTGGACGGTCCGCAAGCTTGAAATTGCCTGTGCGCTCCAGACTATGAATCGCCATGCTGCGTCCTGGACGGTCCATAGATCCGGCAAACGACCATAGATACTGACGCTCCGCAAATGCCGGTGTTTTACCAACAGAGGTGCGACCATTCGCATATCCAAGAGGGAGGAAAGTTACCTTCTTAGTCGGTAGATTTGGACGGACATAATTGCGAATAATATGCTTGACTGCCGGTGATGTATAATATTCAACAGGATCTTTGCCAAACTCATCACCCAAATGGAGAATTGTCATTTGTCTACCTATCTTCTCGAGACCACTGGCAAATCCATTGTAAATATAATCAAGTCCTGACTCACCTGGAATATTCAGAAAAAGTAAAATAGGATTTGGTGTATTTACAAGTTCATCAAACGAGTGGAGAGGGAGCCATCGAATAGGCTTTGGAAAGACGGCATTTAGCCAATCATTTTCTAGAAGTGCGTTTATATTAATTGTCTTAAGGTAAAAAACAGAAATAGTATCTGTAGCGGACTGCGTTAGCGACTGGGCTACACCTAGCTTTCCAACAATCTTACCCCATACTGCTGTATTTGATAGATCGAACCTGCGCTTGAGATTTGTGTAAATATCTGCCTTGTATTTCATAAACATCTCATTCTCGGACACGATAAGTTGTTCGAACATTCCATGATATGTCTTTGTAGCATCAAAATTCACTGGAGACCATGACGAAAGCATAGCATCTAGGGCAGGCTTGAACTCTGCTTCATTTTTCAGAATTGTAGCTTGTAGAAGTCGATTCCACACTAGAGAGAAATCTGCGGTAGCAGGGGCAGGTGCGGGTGCGGGCGCAGGGGTAGAATTGTCAACTACATTATAGGTCTGCGACTGAATATTCTTGGTAATAACCGAAAAGACCTCTTCCTTAGAAAAGCACTCTGTATTATTCCATAGGTCACTGTCAAAGTTATCTACGCGATTAAAGTTATTAAAATCGGATTTCTGATATACAGGGTCGTTCTCCTGAAAACACGTGGCAAGTAACGGTGTCGTAAAATAAATATTAAGGAGATTATCACCGTGATTGACAATCATATGATCGCCACTTGTAAAAATACCCTTCTCCTTTACAAGTGTAATCAGTTTACGAGCACCGCTCTGTGTAAGTACATATGCATAGTTACAGAAATGAAAATAGCGACGAGGAGTGCTTGAGTAGAGAGTGTTTGGTGCGACTCTACCAAAGTATTCATTCACCTTCTCAGCCACTTGGGGGAATCCTGCCTTGTTCGGTGGAAGAATACCACCCAGATAGATAACATCAGCATCGGCAGGAATATGCTTCGCCGCAGTCATCCACCTTAGAATCCAACGGTCAAACAGAACAACATCATCTTCCATAATGAGATACGACTTTGCGAGTTTATCGTTTGCGAGCTTTTCCCACAATGTCAAATGAGAAAGCGCGCAACCCATAACCGACTTCTTCCAGTTAAAATCATTATTACGGAAACAATGTGCGAGTTCAGGCGTCAAGGTCAGTGTACGACCATCCGTCGCCTTCATTAAGTATACACGATCCTTAATATTTTTATGTGTCTCCTTGAACTTCTCGAGTCGGTCCTTACGACGTTCAAGATTAATAACATACGCCTCACCAATACCATCGGTAAAAGGGGCAATATCCTTAAAGTTTCCACGATGAACGTAAAATGGAGTGCCCCACTGCTGTGCTGTACGCATAGCACGGTCACAGTAGAAATCCTTGAGAGGCATACGAGGCGCACCAGCACGCTGGGTAAGAATACTGAGGATGGACTGGTCGTGACGATGACCTAGGCAGACCTCGGAATATGGACTCCACTTCTCACCGACAATAATCTCAGGCTTATCCTCTGCAAGCCCAAGTGCTTGGCGATGAACGGAATTCATATATTTTCCACCTGCCTTATATCCAATACAACCCGCCCAAATCTGATTCGCTTTGAGTTCTTCAGAGGTGACCTGAAGTTCCTTACAAAAGGTTGGATGACACCAGCGTTCATTCGTCTGCTCGCCATCATCTAAGATAAAGATATCATTCTCCTGAATGGTCGACCATACCGAAGTAATAGGAGAAGCAAGTGCGACGCCTGCATCTAAATAGAGTATAAGCGTCCCTGCCGCAACCTTAAGTGCCGCATCAACTTGAGCCCATAGTTTCCAGGCAAAATGTTGCGGATTCCAAAAGTCTTGCCAAGGTCCGTGCTCCTCTGGAAACCGCCGAATCTCTGTCACACCGTTATCTGTAAGTAGTTTATAATGCTCCTCTGTAACATCACGCCATACATATACGACTCGCGGAATATCTGGCTCGTACGACTTTATGTAAGCTACAAGATTGAGCGCTGCCTCAATATACCGCGCAGATGCCGCGGTTATAAATAGGCGAGACGATGATTGAGCGACTGCTGGCTGCTGAGGCTGCTGCTGGATCGACTGGGTCGGCGTCTGGTAGAGAGGTGACTGTAAAGGCTGCGGCTTCGGAATTGTAGGGTAAGACGCATATAACTCTGAGTAATTCATTGTTTCATACATTTTACCAAAACTCTCTGCTTTAGCCCAAGAATCGACAGTTACATCTTTATCTAAAATAAGTTTAAAAATACGCTTACCTACGTGTTCCATTGTCTCTTCACACCGTAGTTTGCTATTAGAAGAAAGAGCCGGCAACGATGCCATCTTGCGCCATAAATCTGCATCATCGTCAACCTTTTTCACCGCCTGAATAAGGTCCTCAGGCTTACTAATTTGATTGGCATTGATAAATCCAGCCGAATCAAAATCGCGGTCAATAAACGAATCACCCCAATAAATAGGAACCGCGCCCGCCACCTTTGCATGGAAGAGTTTCTCAGTCGTATAACCAGGACCTGCCGAATTTTCATACGTAATCGCAAACTTATAATCCTTATAAAATTCAACCTTTGCTAACTCTCCACCACCGCCACCTAGACCCGCCGGAATAGGACCCTCAGGACGATTACAAAATAGACGTCCCGCCGAATCAACCTTGCGCCATCCATTTAGCACCTGAAAGGATGCATTACGATTATTATTGTTTGGATTTGTCGCTACAAAGGCGCAGAATTTACTCTTATTGTTGATAACGTCAGGGTCAACCGTTGTCGCCGCTTGAAGCGAGACAGGACGCGGGTTGACAATCTTTGCCGGATCGCCGCCAAACCAATTGATTTCAATCATCCATAAAGGCAGACGGATATAGTTCGACGATGTACTATACTGAAATCCAAGGCTTAATACAATATCAGAATCTTTTGGTGGCGGAGTATTTTCACCTGTAAACCATACTTTACTCACACCAGGATACGCCTTTTCCTGTCCCTTGCTAAGTGGTCCATAAATAACAAGATTAGGATGTTTGCTATCCAAAACAACAGAAATATTATTCGTAGTACCGATCCACGACAGCAAATACATAAAAAAGTTATACTTCGGTACAAATTCACTCCATAGTTCACAGAAATGTACGCGCAACTCTTTCTTAGATACTGACGGACTCGAAGGCTGAAGCGGAATTTTTACAGGAGCCATTGCGCGTTTTAAACAATCATTATAATCCGATGATAATGCAACCGGTGAAAAGCGCTTGACAAGTTTTAGATTAAATGCACTATGCGCAGCTGGGTCAAATAGACGCGCTCCCTTTTTATAATCATCTTTGAGTTGTCCCCACATGGCAGTCGCATCCAGAATCTGATTGAGTTTATATCCATAAGGAGCGCCAAGCTCTGTTAGAAGTTCACAGTTGTGGATAAGAGGAATACCAAGATAGAGAGCATCGAGCAAAAATAGTTTGAGAGGACGAAATCGCTGGTGAGCAATAATAAATGCTTTCTCCATTCGTAAATCTGGTAGTCGTATACGTGGTAAAATCGAACCACTAATATCAGGCACCAGTAAATTTTTAATAATATTTGTCTTAAAAAACTCGCTTGACTGTAATTGCTCGCCATTATGAACGTTAAACCGCACAGGGTCTCCTCTTACACGTATCTGTGTAAGAATATTTAGCGGAATATTACAGTGGCTTGTATTACTGAAATTATTTTCAACAATACGTGCGCACCAAGATACAGAGGGATGAGTGGTACTATTTTTTAATACCATAGCATCAACCTGTTTTGCCGACTCCTTCCATTCAGGAATAGTATTTTCCTTACAAAAAATATCAAGCGCTTGAGGATTCCATAAAAAAGGCACTTGGATAACCTGGACTCCTGACAAGAATTCAAGATAGTTCACATCTTGGACGGAATACAAATCGTACGTCATAATGGCAGTAATGTTCTTAAAAGAACGCTGTGTGGGATTCCAAGGATAGACGGACGATTCAATATCGTGAAATACAGGTGGCTGGTTAACCCATAGAATTCGATGCTTCGCTACTTTGAGTCGGTCTTCTGCCGGCATATGCCAGACGACTTCAATAAGAGCATCAAATGTATCGGATGTACTAGGGTCCCACGCCTTGCGTTTTGGCAAAACATCCTTTAACCCTTTCAAGTCCATAAACCAGTCCGGCTCGCCTTTTGGATATAGAAGTGTGACATCATATTTCGCATCCGCAAGCGTCTTTGCTAGCGAACATGCGACTTGGGGGATACCCCCGCTAAAATAACTATGAAGAAATCTTACAGTAACTCCCACTTTCATAATGGTCTACAAGATGTCTTACTCGTGGTTTTTAAACCGCCTTCGTTTTGGTTGGAAGGACCGCAGGAGCACATATTTTGTTGCTCCGCGAAGGGATTTTAAAATAGTAATATTATAAATGGTTGACGCATTTTATAAATGCCCGATTTATAGTTTGCCGACGGCAGGGGCAAGAGGGGACCCTTGGGGTGCCGGCGCAGGCGCCGCCGCGCGCTGAAAGAGCAGCTCCTTCCAAGTCTCAACGTTCTTTGGATTATAAATCGAAAAGTGTGAGGTGAGTTGCTTCACCTGTGCTGCGTAAGCGACTTTATTTGTATTATGATACTTAATAATCCTATCTATTTGTTGGGCGCCCATGTGAAAGTCATTACCGTCATAGTAATAGCCGTACTCTTTAAAACGCTTAATATTGTGGACAACAGGGAAGCCCATTGTAATAAATTCAAGGAAACTATAATTATATTCATTATTGACCTGATGCATAATAATAATCGCCGACGGAAATGCCTTTACAAGATTGACAATATGCGCTCGTGGAGTCAGTTGTAACTTATTGTCCTTGTAGAGTGTAATATTTGGCAAGACCGACGATTGATAATAAGAATTTTGTTTAAGGCGTTCACCATTAATCGCAATCACTTGTCCCACACGACGTGGATGCTGGCGGTAATACGCTTCAGCGACCGTAATTGGAATAATCGAATTCTTTTGAAAACTAATATTTGGCTCCATAATCACAAATGTACGTTCAGATTCAAGATCAAGTCCCTTGTCCGTATAGACTTCTCCCATACTCTCAATAAACATAGGTTCCCATACATAAGGCGCAATTCGTGTCTTCCCACATAAGGCATTAATTGAACCAGCGTACTCAGCATGAAAGTCGTAGTGTGGACTCACCCATATTTCATCAATCTCCCCCGCTACGTGATGACTGAAATTTATATTCTTCATAAATGTGATTGTCTCAATATCAATATTGAGAATATTGCCAAGATAGAGTTTTGAGACTTTTGCACCCATAGATCGAATGAATCGTCGAATACCTGGATCGCACGACATACCCATCTCAAGATATGAGGCAATTGGAAACGGCTTTGCTGCGTACTCCTTAAAATCAATCATACGAAATTTCTCGTGTACGGTAGCATCCTTATGATTTTGATTGTTGTCTACTAGGAGCCACGGACGATAACCCATAACCTCAATCATACGGTAAATAATATATACATTTTGAAATAGACCGTTCGCCCAAATGTGTTCATCAGGAATGCGAACCGTCGTAAGAATAATATTGAGTTTGTCGTCCGTCGATTGTAAATCACTCATCTTCGGCGGATTAACAGGTTGTACGGTAAGACCATAGCCTGTGCTAATATTCGGGAAACTCATCGTTATTCGTTTTAGGGTTTTATTGGTTTAAATCCAGGCTTGTGGCTTCACGGCTTTTACGGATAAACAGACCCTGTTGCTTTAAAGCGATTTAACGCATTGCGTACCTGCTTTTGGACGTGTGAGGGCATACTTGGATTCGCCAAATAGGTAATACGAATATTACGGTTTGTGCGCGCAATTTGCTGCGGCGTTGATTTGCCCATCATCCAGTTACGAACAATTTGGCTGCCATTATTGAGTTTTGGTAGAAGACGGCGCGTACCATTCTGACGAGTTAGATTCGCATTACGACGGGCTTTACGGGTCTTTCCCATTCTAGTTTATATATGGATTATTGGCAACGTCCCGCCTCTGCAATCTCCGCACCATTACACATACATGTCTGCGTCTTACAAATATCACCATTCTTTATCGCTGGCGGAAAAACATACTCGTTCTGGAAACCCTCGTATTGTTTGGTAAAATGATGAACCGTCTTATGGATTGCCGCATAGAGAAGAGCAAAAAGGACACCGTGTGTGAGCGCAACAACGATTTGCGATCCCTTTGGTGGTAATGTAACAAGGATACCGGGTGTGAGCGCAACAAAGAGCAAGGCAGTAAATAATGTCATCAATGGATGAAACATCTCTAGTATACGTTGGTTTAAAATCGCTCGGTATAAATTAAGGAGATTCACAATGACGTCTCGCTCCGGTGGTCTGATGGAACTTGTAGCACGAGGAAAAAAAGATATATTTTTTACATCCAATCCCACAGTCGCATTCTTTCATAGCGTCTATATGCGCTCGGTTCCTTTTACGAAAGAAATATATGTAACTCAACCTCGTAATGCGCCTGATTGGGGACGATGGGTAGAATTTGATATTGACCATCGCGGCGATATAGCAAAGTACTTCTTCCTTCGTATTCAACTACCTACATGGCTACCTCCCGTTGCGGCTGCCGCAAATCTTACCGGTATTGTAACGGATGCGAGTGGAGTTACCTTTGGATACACCAATACTATAGGATTTCAAATGATAGATAAAATCCAACTTTTCCAAGACCAAGTTCTGATTCATGAATATTACGGCGAATATCTTGCCTGGCGTCAACGCCAAACCGCTGAAACGGGGTCTGTCTTTTTAATGTACGATGAAGTCGGCTCGCACGTAGAAACTCCACTTGCTATTGGACGCTCTGCTACCTTAAGCGAATTACGCGTTCCAATTCCTATTCTTGGTACACAAGCGGCATTTGACCCTGGTATGCCACTTGTAGCGCTCAAACAACAACGATTTCATATTCGTATTTATTTACGTAAACTGAATGAAGTCGTTGTTGCCAGTGACGGGCGTATTAACCCTCAGCCGTGGGGAAATAAACCCTTACGTATCCAAGCAACACAAAACGGTCCTATTGATACATCGCAGGTTACTTTACCCCTTGAACAGATTCCTCCTATTCAAATGAATTTAGAATCAACGCAGATTTATTTACCTCGTGATGCGAATCTATGGCTCAAATCACAGACTTTACGAATCCCCTATAGAAATATCCGTCACGAGCAGTTTACTATTGAAGATAATTCATTTACAGCCGCCTCCCCGCCATACTTAGCAACCGTCCAAATTCCATTTAACATTGATATGATTGGGTCAGTCAGTCGTATGTTAGTAGGTCTCCGGTCGTATGCATCTACGTTGGCAGGACAACGCTCAGTTTTAGTTGCCTACGATGGCTCGGAATTTATAACATCTTTGCGTCTGAATATTTCTAACATAGACCGTATTAAGCAATGGGATACCGCAGTGTTTCGTGAAGTGACTGCCTATTGGAAAAGTATTCGTATAGGGCTCGATTTTACATATCCTATACCTCAAGCAGTCTATGTAATTACCTTTGGAGGATTTGATACCGCTCAACCGGCAGGAACATTACAATTTACTCGTGCTGTTCTACCGGTTCTTTATCCTGTTCTTGGACCTATACCCATGGATCCGCGAAATAAGAGTCGTAAGACATTTTTACTGACCTATGGCGAGGCTTGGAATCTATTTGAAATTACAGGAGGGAAAGGAAAGATGATGTTCGATGATACGTAAAAAAATTGACGGTGGGTCTTGTTGATGTGAGAATGTCACATCCTCCTGTGCTTTCTTACAAATGGCAACGTGGTCCCGGTCTGCGCTCTCTAGTCCGTCAGGACTCTCTAGTCCGTCAGGACTCTATAGTCCACCAGGACTCTCTAGTCCGTCAGGACTCTCTAGTCCGCCAGGACATAAACTTCCTTCTATTATCGTGACTGACAAGTCCTTTCCTACTCTTGGGAGCGGCGGGAGCACTACTAATATTCCTGCCGGTCCACCATCTAAGAAGCCAGTTCTTACCTTCGCCCAGAAACTGAAGCAGACGGCAGACGCCGAGGCGGCAGCGGCAGCGCAAGCGGCGGCTGAGGCGGCAGCGCAGCGCCTTACTGAAGAGGCTAACCGTCGTCAGGTATCTCTTGTAAGCAACTTCTATAAGGGGCATCGAACAACCGATGAAGATTACGCTCATGAAGATAGTTCACCCGATGAAATGGATTATGAAACGGCATTAGAGTACGAGGAGCATCTTCGCTATAATCGCAGGGAGCGGACGCGCATTACGGATTATAGTAAAGATCTATCGTCTGAGGAGGAAGAACAAGATATTTAAAAACCGTTTATGTGAATAAGGAAATGAGTATATCATATTTACAGAATCTTTCAACCCAGATTGGAGTCGACGCACGTACACAATACTTTTACGACTTATCCGGTGTCAAATACAAAACAAAAAGCGATTTATTAACGTTACGGAGACAATGGGATACATATGAGCGTGTTGAAAATATTAATTTTTCTATTTATAAAACTATTTTAAAGGGAATTTATCAGCCTTGGTATGTGTTTGCTAGTAATGAAGAAGCAAGTGATTATCGTGTAGGTCAACTTTTACACGTGAATCGGTACCCAAATATACCATCGGCATTATTCCAATCAATTTCCCTTGCTCCTACACCAATTCCTAAGGATTCAGGTGGTCCGCCTCGCTTCGCCCAAGCACCTTCACAAATTGTATCTGCCAATTCTATAAGTGAAGGGCAAAAAACCGAAAACAATGCCGATATGTCAATTTATATACACGTCAGTACCTATAACGTATTACATAGCACATTTACTTATCAATTTCAGAGTAATGAGGAGCAGTTGGCGTATCATCGAGCAGAGTATCGCCTTTATGCTGCGCGGAACAATCTGATAAATCTATCAACGATTGCGGGAAGATCCGCTTCATAATACGGTCTTGGTGATTCTTTTTAATTGGAAAAGTTGCAAGTATTTTACGCCAAAGTAGTAGTTTACGTTGGCGTAACATATCCTCAATCAATGTATCCATGGTGCTTCACATGTTGAGATGCGGGACTGGGTTCATTTTTTTATGCTTTTATGCGGTGCGTAGTCGCTCCATCACTTCGCGAATATCATTTCGATAATTCACCTTTGCATAATGGAGGCAACCGTTTTGCTTCGACATAAGATGTTTATCCGTATCTGGAATACGTTCAAGCTGTCCGATATACGTTGGTGATTCCGTATTATATGTGTATACGTGACCGGTTTGTGAATTAATCAGATAAACAATACCTTGAACGGATGCGCGAATAAGTGTATCGGGTACAGGGACGTCCATGGGATGATGCGGATAAGATTCGTTGATTTCATTACATCATTTTTTATCCTAAAACTTTCACACCGTGTCCGATAAATACATTGTGGAAAATCTCCATCATTTTATCCCAACCAACACATATACCGGCAAATTCGCTATAGATCAAACATATCAATACAATGAGAATTAGAATGATAGGTATGTTCGGAAGTATAGCATCTATGAATGGTTTCATATCTTATCCTAGTCCTAGGAAAAAATTGATAGATTCTACGGAGTTTTCTAGATGTGTGGTTGCTTCTCTTTCTTACAAAATGACGTCCATTCCTTCCGATACCATTGTCCTCCTTGCAAAGGCTATTCTGTGCCTTGGCGCAGAGAAGCCCTCTTCTCTCCCTTCTTCCATTGCCGATGCTCTGCGTGCTCTTTGCCCTGAGCCCGCTGCCGAGCCTGCGGTTGCCGAGCCCGCGGTTGCCGATCCTGCGGTTGCCGAGCCCGCGGTTGCCGAGCCCGCGGTTGCCGAGCCTGTCAAGAAGGTGCGCAAGACGACAAAGGCACTTGCTGCTGCCGCTGCTGCTACAGGTACGGCTGTTGTTGCTCCCGCTGCTGCTACCACAAACGTCGACCCTTGGCGCACACATCCTTCTCGTCTCCAGTCCATCGATCCTAAGTACTGCGTCGGTCGTCGCATCGACGTCGAGAATCCGCTTGTCGGTACGCGCCCACAGGATGAAACCGCTAATCACGGAATGATCTTTCCTGAGAAGCAGTGTACACGAAAGCCTGCGCCCGGGTCAAATATGTGTGCTGGATGCGGCAAGAAGGATGCCGAATACAAGGCGAATCCTAAGACAAATAACGCATCGTGGCACGGACGCCTTGACGAGACAGTCCTTTACCCGCGCGCCAAGATTGTTGGCTCTGAACTCTTTCTTTCCAAGTACCCTAAGGGACTTCCCAATGATAACTTTCGTGCTGGTAGTGCTGTTACAGGCACAGCAGCTGCCCCTGCGACAAAGGAGACCCAGAAGCGTGCGCCAGTCTATGAGACAGTTGCCGTTGATGCCGCACCTGTAGTTGCAAAGTGGATTAGTTTCATGTACGACGGGCGCAACCATATCCGCAATGTTGAAACTGGCAAGACCTATTACACTGACGTCCTAAAGGACTCTCCAGAGGCAAACGCTGTGAAGGAGCACTATGTCGGTCGCTGGGTCGATGGTGCTGTTGAACTGACGGATGATAGCGATGATGAGTAAATAGACACTAAAAACCCAAGAATCAAAAACCAAAAAAATCCATAAAAATGCGGTGGCTCATTCAAAAAACATAAAAACGATAAAGTAGTAGAACCTGTAATGTCAGGGCAAAATAATAGGACACTCAATGTGGACTCTATTTTTGTCCGCGATATCTACTTTAAAGATTTTGCGAACAATCCTATTCCGGCGAATCGTCCACTTTTGAGTCGAGGTGACGGTGGTACCTATTGGGCGTCGTCTTTTACTTCGTCGTTTGCTGCTCCCGCTGTAAACGAAATTGACGCTCCAACAGCAGACGGTTCACTTTATCAATATATACCAACAGGACAATATAATGTATTTAATTTTTCACCAGGTGCCGGTATTCAATTCTACTCCAATGCTACAAATGGAGGTCTTATTGTCTATAGTATCGGTCCCGAACAAATTATAGCAGACGGACAAGTATTGCCTTTCTCAACCCTACCAGATTACACAGTCGGCGGTCGTACGCTTCAATTTGTGGGTACCGGCGATACATATTTGTACGTAAGTGGTGCCACTATTTTTTTCAACTCTCTCACAACCTCAACCTATAGTTCGATTATTGATTTACAAAGTACAAGTATCGGCTTAGCGTACCAGTTTTCCACTGTCAATGCCGAATTATATAGCACAATCGCCACTATTGAAATTATTTTTACTTCGTCGGGAATCTATAACTATAATCTCATTTCTAGTTACTTCTTAACACCTGGAGTCATAAATATTTCAACTGTCAGTACATTAGTTCTAAACTTAGGTGATAACACAATTCGAGATATTCCATTAAAAAATTCGATATACGACCCTTGTATTGTGTATGCCGAAAACACACTTATTTCCACAAATACCGATTTTTTGACGTTTACTGATAATTTTACAAATGTTACCTTTGCGATTGACAAAGAGTCACTTTACGCTGCCTCTACTCTTATGTATGGATTGTCGACAACTACAGTTACACAGGCGCAGCAAGTCCAATTAGGTTGGTTTCCAGGTCTATCGACCCAAACAAATACACAGTCTCTTCGCGCCGAATTTGTACCTATTACCCAACAAATTCAGGTGATAGAACAGCTTGTATACCCGAATGGTATGTCGACAATCACGAACTATGCCCTTAAAAATATCGGTAAATTCGACGAAATATGTAACCCAACCCAAATTGCACTTACAACACCTATTATATATGCATCAACAAGCCAATTTGTTATAAGTACTGTGAATAACGTCAGCGTTCAGGGCGCCGGTCTTACATCAAATAGTGAACTAGTTTCGGGTCTTTTTGTAAATCCAATACGCCAAGATACTACAGTCAATAATAGTTGGTTACAATACAATACAACCACGCGGGAAATTGTTTATAATGCCAACGGTGGCGGAGGTGGCGGTGGTTGTAATTTGCCGACCAATGCGAGTAACTATGGTGATTATTTGCTTTGGAATGGGATTGCCTGGGAAGTTGGGTTTTCTAATATTTCTATCGGAGACCAAGCCGGCGGCGACGCGTTACAAGGAGAAGCCGCAGTTGCAGTCGGTGCTGCCGCCGGTCAATTCATGCAAGGAGCCTCAGCTGTTGCCGTAGGAAAATATGCGGGGAAATTGAACCAGGGCTCGAATTCGGTAGCTATTGGTCCATTATCTGGCTCTTCGAATCAGGATATTGAATCCGTTGCGATTGGAGATAATGCCGGTGTCTACCAATCATCGTACGCTGTAGCAGTTGGCTATTACGCTGGTTCAATTAACCAGGGAAATGGCGCAGTTGCTATTGGTTCAAATGCCGGTGAATTCAATCAAGGACGATTTGCGGTTGCTTTAGGCGCGGGTGCCGGTATTCATAACCAAAATAGTGGTACAATTGTTATTAATGCCACAGGAGTTGACTTAGATACGCAACAGGCAAATTCATTCTATATTGCGCCAATTCGTAACGATGAAACTGTTACAACTGCGTTATTACACTATAACACCGCAACAAATGAAATCGTATATAATTCACAAGGTGGTAATGCAAGCACAGGTCCAACGGGTCCCTCAGGAGGTCCTATAGGACCTACGGGTTTTACTGGTAATACAGGACCCACGGGCTCTACTGGTCCGACAGGTCAAGGTGCATCTGGTCCTACAGGTCCGACTGGTATGACAGGTCCTACAGGTGCTGCTGGCGGATTTATTCAATTTACAACCTTACTTAATAACACAGTTGCTAAACCATCGGGAGTCATTCTTGGACCTGCCACAATCCCAAATTGGTCTCCAACGTATACTTCACGTGGCGGAGTACTTATTATTAATTTAAGTTTTAGCGCATATATAACAACAGTACCAGGACTCTACGCATTTAACTTGCTTGTTGACGGTAGTTTTGCCGCACGTTCGAGTTTTTATTTTGATAATATTAATTTCCATATGACAATTCCAAGTATATTTAATTTGAATAATATTTCTGCTGGTAATCATACATTTGCAGTCCAAATACTTGGAGGTGCGGCGGTTGATTCGAACGACTACGCGCATATGACAATTCAAGAGGTCATTGGTGCAAATAGTGTAGGATTAACTGGTCCGACTGGTGTAACTGGAGCCGGCGCTACCGGTCCAACGGGTACTACAGGTTCTACTGGTCCAACTGGTACCAGAGGATTTACCGGTGCAACCGGTACTACGGGCTCTACAGGTCCTGTAGGTCCTACAGGCACTGTTGGCACTGGTCCAACTGGTAGTACAGGTTCTACAGGTCATACAGGATCTACAGGTCCTACAGGACGAACAGGCTCTACGGGCTCTACGGGTCCAACGGGTATAACAGGTCCAACTGGTCCCACAGGTTCAACTGGTCCTACAGGAGTGCCTGGAACTGCGACAAATACCGGCGCTACAGGTACTACAGGTCCTACTGGTCCGACGGGAGTGGCGGGTTCGGCAACAAATACGGGCGCCACAGGTAATACAGGACGAACAGGTTCTACAGGACCTACTGGTAATACTGGTCCAACTGGCTCTACGGGTCCTACAGGGTCGACAGGTCCAACTGGCGCACCAGGCTTGGCATCAAATACTGGTGCTACTGGTCCAACGGGAATCACAGGTGCCAGCGGCTCTACAGGTTCCACGGGCTCAACCGGTCCGACAGGCGCCGGTGCTTCAGGTCCTACAGGTCCTACAGGTCCCGCTCCAAATATGATAGTTACAACTGGTTCTTCATATTTAGGCGCAAATGTATCTATAACAGCGACAGTATACACATCTCCAACCCCAGTATTATCCTTTACAATACCAAGTGCAGGTCAATGGGATATTATTTATTTTATACGCGCACAAGGTCCAAATTTTGGTGGTGCAATGGGATTATATACAGGAACTTCGCCATCATTAACACCGGTTGCCAACAGTCGTGTAGTCATATTTTATACAACAACTGGAGGTTCAAGCGGAGGCACAGCAACCGGTCGCATTATTTTAACAACTACTGGTGCAACAACCTACACAATTGGTTGTTGGATATTAAATGCAGGAGGACCTTCTTATACTGTATACTCAGACAGTTCAGGTAGTTCAGGTGTAACATGGGCGCAACTCACGGGTGGCTATATTGGTGCTACTGGACCACCTGGCTCTGGAGGTACGGGATATACGGGCTATACAGGCGCTACAGGTCGTACAGGTTATACTGGTTACACTGGCTATACAGGACCTGCTGGTAGTGGCAGTACAGGTGCTACTGGTGCTACAGGTGATACTGGTGATATAGGTGAAACAGGCTACACAGGCTCTACAGGTGATACTGGTGATACTGGTGATACTGGTGATACTGGTGATATAGGTGATACAGGTTATACAGGTTACACAGGACCTGCTGGCAGTGGTGCTACAGGATACACAGGTGCTACAGGTCGTACAGGATACACAGGATACACAGGA